GTTGTGTAAAATTTAATTTAGTATTGTTAAAATACTACTTTACATTTTTAAGGAATGAATATGACCAACAACGCAAAGCCGATTGGTTTACAAACAAATTTAGAACAGACAGAACAATCTTTCAAAAGTTTTTTGACTCCATCGGAACAACCAGAAAACGAACTAGAACAACCATCAGAAGAATTAGTCAACGAAGACGAAGTCATTGAAGATGATGAAATCATTGAAGAAGACGAAGACTTAGAAGACGACTTTGAAGAAGATGAAGAAGAATCTCAAGAAGATCAAGTTGAAGTAGAGGAGTCCGAGCAACCACAGCTATATACTATTAAAGTAGATGGTGAAGATACCCAGGTCACGCTTGAAGAACTCCAAAGTGGGTACAGTCGCCAAAGAGATTATACGAGAAAAACTCAAGAGTTAGCTGAACAGCGTAAAGCTATTGAAGCTCAACAAAAAGAGGTTTCTCAAAAAGATGCAATTTATTCGCAGTTGTTACCAAAACTGGAAGCGACTTTGAAAGGTGAGTTAGAAAACGAGCCAGATTGGAATGCACTTTATGATACTGATCCTATTGCCTATGTCCGTGAAAAAGACTTATGGAATGAGAAGAAGCAAAGGTTACAAGCCGCAGAAGCTGAAGCAACTAGACTCCAACAGGAACAAGCTGCAAAGCAACAAGAGGAACTTGAAAAGTTCGTCAAGTACGGTAATGAACAATTGCTAACACAAATTCCAGAATGGCAAGACAACGAAATAGCAGTTAAAGAAAAAAATGCTATTCGGGATTATGGTGTTAATGTTTTAGGCTATTCATCTCAAGAGATGGACAGCGTTTACGACTACCGAATTTTACTTGGTTTAAGAAACGCATGGTTACAACATAAGACACAACAAGCTACTAAAGTGAAGCCAACTGAAAAGAAAGCGGCAGCTCGAACCGCCCGACCTGGCACTTCAAATGTACCTAAAAGTTCAACACCAGCGAAAAGAGCGCATCAAAAATTAGCTAAAACTGGCAAAGTTCAGGATGCGGCTAAATTATTTGAACAAATTATATAAACTTTTAAACATAGGAAAATATCATGGCTAAAGTAACAAACGCATTTGATACTTACTCAGCGACTTCAGATAGAGAACAGCTAAGTAATGTTATCTATAACATCAGTCCTCAAACAACTCCGTTCTTGAGTGCTATAGGAAAAAACTCAATCAACAACGTGGTTTTTGATTGGCAAACAGAAAACTTACCAACTCCAAGTGGTGCTGGACAGCTAGAGGGTTTTGAACTTTCAAGATCAGCTTCTACAGCTACTGCAAGAGTTAGTAACGTTGCTCAAATCTCATCAAGAGACGCAACTGTGACTGGTTCACAGCAAGCATCTGATCCTGCTGGTAAGAAGTCAGAAATGGCTCACCAACTAGCGATCATGTCTAAAGCTCTTAAAAGAGATATGGAAACAGCACTTTGTCAAAAAGGCGCTAAAACAACTGGTAATGCTACAACAGCAAGAGTAACTGGTGGTTTTGAATCTTGGATTACATCAAACGTATCAAGAGGAACTGGCGGCGGCGGTGCTGGTGGTGGAGCTGCTCCAACTGATGGAACACAAAGAGCTTTAACAGAAGCATTATTAAAGTCTGTATTACAAGACTGTTTTGCTAATGGTGGAGAGCCTTCAATGGCAATCTGTGGCCCAGTTAACAAGCAAAAAATATCTGGTTTCACAGGTAGAGCTTCAGCAAGACAAATGATTGATGCAAACACAGTAGAGGCTTCTGTTTCTATTTATGCATCAGACTTTGGTGAGCTAAAAATAGTACCATCTAACTTCAGTAGAGAAAGATCACTTCTATTAGTTGATCCAGACTTCGCTAAAGTATCTTACTTAAGAGACTTTAAAACAGTTGATATCTCAACAGTTGGAGATGCACAAACTAAGATGATTTTATGTGAGTATGGATTAGAAATGAGCAACGAAGCTGCTCACGGTATAGTCGCAGACTTAACAACTTCATAAGTTAGTTAAACTCAGGGAAGGCTTCGGCCTTCCCACCCTTTATTAAATATGTCACAAAAACGTACAATCACCGACCACAAAACTGGTTACAAATCAGAGTTCATTACAGAGGATGACAAGTTTGTCTATCACACAACTCAAGATGTTGCTCCTGTCATTGACCACGTTAAGAAACTAAGAGACAATACACTTAAGCCTGGAAAAGATATGCGACACATAGCTGAAGTACCCATGGTAATTTGGCAAAAAGCATTACGAGAAGGTTGGTCACAGGATTCCGCAAAGTGGAAACAATGGCTAAACAATCCAGACAATAACGTCTTTAGAACTTGGCAAGGTAAAGTATGACATATGCAGAATTAAAAACAGCCATAGCTGGTTATCTAAACAGATCAGATTTAACATCTACCATAGATACATTTATTGATAATGTAGAGGCTGAACTTAACAGAAAGTTAAGAACAAAAGATATGATTGTAAGAGCTACCGCAGTAGCAGATGCTCAATACCTATCAGTACCAAATGATTGGCTAGAAGCCATCAATGTAGAAATAACATCAAATGATTTTAGTCCGTTATTTCAACAGTCTATAGAATCTTTAGATGTTTATAGAAAAGCAAATAACAATTCAACAGGTCAACCAGTATATTATGCAATGGTTGATGGCACTATGGAATTAGCACCAACTCCTGACGTTCCTTACACCCTACAGCTAACTTATTATGGTAAAATAAATGCACTGAGTGATACCAATACAACTAACTTTGTATCAGTATCAAACCCAGATGTTTACTTATATGGTGCATTGAAACACGCTTCTATCTACTTGATGGAAGACGACAGAATAGCAATGTTTACACAACAGTTTGAGAAAGCATTAGAAGAAATGAGACTTGCTCAAGAGAAATCTGCATTTGGTAAAGGTTCTCTAATGATGAGAAGAAAGACTTACGGAACAAAACAAAAAAGAAATTACTACTACGGTAATTAAAGGAGAATAAGATGGCAGGATTTAGTGATTATTTAGAAGACAAAGTTTTAGAGCATGTCTTTGGTGGCAATGCTTATACAGCGCCCACAACATTATATGTTGCTTTATACACAGTAGCACCAACTGATACAGGTGGTGGAACTGAAGTATCTGGCGGTGGCTATGTAAGACGATCTAGCACATTTAATGTTTCTGGAACAAACCCAACCACAGCAACCAACCCATCAGCTATTGAATATCCTACTGCTACAGCAGACCTAGGAACTATAGTAGCGGTTGGTATTTTAGACGCATCATCATCTGGAAACTTATTAGCTTATGCAAACTTAGATGCATCAAAAACAGTAGAAACTGGAGATGTTTTCAGGTTCAATACTGGTGATTTAGACGTAACATTAGCTTAAAGTCATGGCCAGCATAGGCTATAACAAAGGCTATTATTCCAGGTCAAAATATAACGATTTAGCTTTTCAAGCTGAAGCAACCTTATCCGCAACATCTGGCGCAACTGCTAGAAATACTGTATCAGGTGTAGCAACCATACAGGCAAATTCTAACGCAACAGGATTTGGCAGAATACAATTCCAACAGTCTGCAACCATACAATCAATTACTAACTTTACAAGTATTGGTAGTATAAAGGTTGGTGGTATTGCAACCATATCAGCAGTATCAAATGTTATAGCTATTGGTAAAGATGCTGAACAGCTACAAGCAACTATCCAGGCTGTATCAGACTTTGATGCTCTTGGAACACAGATAGATCAAGCAACTGCAACTATAGCTGCAACATCTAATGTTATAGCGATAGCAAAAGACACAGACCTGGGTAAAGTTACTATCGCAGCAGTATCTAACGTATCTGCACAGTCTGAAGTATTTAAGAAGATGGAAGCCACCATCAACCAAACAAGTGGCTTTAATGCAGTCGGTGGTTTAAAATGGGAAGACATAATAGTTCCAGGCGAAGACTGGACAGACCAAGTTGTTGGTAGTGAGAATTGGCAAGAGATAGTTGTATCATCAGCAACATGGACAGAAAATACAGCTCCTAGCAATACTTGGACAGACGCAACCAATCCATCTACGAACTGGGAAACACTTGACAAACAAGAGGCAGCTTAAATGGCAGATACATATACAACCAATCTAAACTTAACAAAACCAGAACCAGGTGCAGCAGAAGATACCTGGGGTATTTCGCTTAATGCTGACTTAGATTCTCTTGATGCAATCTTCAAAGCAGATGGTACTGGTAGTAGCATTGGCCTTAATGTTGGATCAGGAAAAACTTTAGCAGTTGGTGGAACGCTAAATGTTACTGGTACATTTTCTTTAGGCGGTACAGCAATTACCGCAACTGCTACTGAATTAAATTATGTAGACGGTGTAACAGGTAGCATACAAACACAACTAGGCACAAAAATAGAAAATAGTGATGATGTCACTTTAGGTACTATCAGCTCTGGTGCAATTACCTCTACTGGTAATTCACAAATGGCCAACCTGGTTGTTACTGGGGATCTAACAGTTCAAGGAACTACTACAACTGTAAACACAGATGATCTAAACGTAAAAGACAAAAACATTACCCTTAACTATTCAACAGGTGATTCATCTGCTTCAGCTAATGGTGCAGGTATTACCATTCAAGATGCTGTAAGTGCAGGTAATGATGCAACTATTCTTTGGAATACTAATTTTGATAATTTTGATTTTTCACACACTATAAGAATTCCAGACAGTCAAAAAGTAGAGTTTGGTGCTGATGCAGATTTACAGATTTACCACTCTGGAAACAACGATAGTGTCATAAAAGAAACAGGCACAGGTAACTTAAAAATCCAAGCAGCCAATATTGAAATGCAGATTCCAAATGGCACACAAAATTATTTACAAGCTATCAATGGCGGTGCAGTAACCCTATACAACAATGGTTCAGCTAAAATCGCAACTACTAGCTCTGGGATAAATGTGTCGGGAAACATAGGCGTTACAGGCACGGTTGATGGTAGAGACATAGCAACTGATGGAACTAAGCTAGATGGTATAGAAGCAGGTGCAACCACAGATCAAACTCAAGCTGAAATAAATGCATTAGGTATAACTGCTATAGGCTTATCAGGTACTCCAAATATAACTGTTGGCACTATCAATTCAGGTGCTATAGACGTAACAGGAACAGTTACAAGTGATGGGCTTGTTTCAGCGGGGACTGCGTTTGTAAATTTAACGGCTCGTCCTGCTGGCGTACCTGCAACGGCAGGAGCGTTGTGGTCAGCACAAACTGAGACAGGAAACTATGGAATTGTCTCTAGAGCATCATCTACAGATTCCTTTACTTACATAGGTAACACAGGTTCTTCTGCCACTTTAGGCACATCTTACGGCTCAAGCGGTAGTTATTTACCTCTTGATTTACAAACATCTGATAGGAAACGTCTAAGAATAGCCAACAACGGAGACATCTCATTCTATGACGACACAGGCTCAACTCAAGGTTTATTTTGGGATGCTAGTGCTGAGAGATTGGGACTAGGTACAACTTCGCCAAACGCTAAGCTAGAAAGCTATGTAAGCGGAAACTTTAGCACAACCCACAATGATTTTTCAGGTGATGGATTATATATACAAACCAATGGTACTGTTGCAGATGGAGAATATACAGCAGGTATAAGTTTCTCAAGAACTGTTGCTAACAGTTCTAGGGTTGCAGGTATTGCAGCTGTACAAGAAGGTGCTGATGCAGATAAAAACGGACTAGCATTTTTTACACATCCATCAACTGGTACTACAGGTGCTTTACAAGAAAGTTTAAGAATATCAGCAGATGGCTCAGTTGGCATAGGAACTGATTCGCCAAGTAATACATTAGAAGTATCAGCATCAGCTAATAATGGTATAAAAATTAGTTCTACTACACCTTACTTATTCTTTAACGATACTGATACAGCACATGGTTATGATGGTAGTATTTCACAATCAGGCACAACTTTATTTGTAGGTGGTGCAACACCAGCACAAGGAATAGTCTTTAGAAACAAAGCAAGTTTTGGAGAGTCAGCTAGGTTTGATACATCAGGTAATCTGTTGGTGGGTAAGACTAGCAGTTCTTTTAGCACAGCAGGTGTTGAGTTAGCTTCAGGCGGAACAGCAGGAAAAGTTCAGATTACTAGAGATGGTGGAAGTCCTTTAGCCCTTAGTCGTAAAACAAGTGATGGTGAGATTGCTGTGTTTTATAAAGATACTACACAAGTTGGAAGTATTGGTACTGCTGGTGGTCAATTTAATATTGGATTAAATACAACTTCAGGGTTGCAGTTTGCGACAAACTTAATTTATCCACGAGGTACAGGAAATACTACGCAAGACGGAACTATCTCCTTAGGAAATTCAGGTAATCGCTTCAAAGACCTTAACCTTTCAGGCACAGCTAATGTCGGTGCTATAAACATCACTGGTTCTGGCACATCCACATTTGGCGGTGCTATAACCGTTCAGGGTAATATAATTACAGATGGCGGTGACTTTAAAGTTGGTACAAATACCGTTATATCTAGTGCAAGAGCAGTAGATAATGTCGTTAGCGTAACATCATCTGGAAACATACAATCAACTGGTGGTGCTTTTAAATGGAATGTTGATGGTTCTGGCTATCACTATCTAGGTACTGATATTTTTGATGGACTCTTAATGATGTCCAGAGCAGACGAAACCATTAAGTTTGGTTCAGGTGAAACGGTATCAACAACAGATGCTTTCCAATTTTGGACTAGCACAACAAGCACCAGTAATTTAGGATCAAAAGTATTTAGTATAACTTCAGGCGGTACTGCAAACTTTACTGGTTCAGTTGGAATTGGTACAACTTCGCCTAATGGCAAACTTGAAATAAAAACGTCTACAGCTTGGGGAACTGCTGTAAATGAAGCTATTACAATTAGTAATACAGGTTCAGGTGGTAATGTAAATAATGAGCATAGTTTAGGTAGAATAAGATGGAATACAAATTCCAGTATTGGTGCTTCTATTGATGCCATTAGAGATGTTCCAGGTCAGGGAAATAATATAGATATAGCATTTTCTACAAATACAGGCGGTAGTAATACAACTCTAGCTGAACGTATGCGTATAAATTATGATGGCAAAGTTGGTATAGGTACAACTTCGCCAAGCTATAAGTTAAATGTAGCTGGAGACATTGTTGCAGACGGAGATGGTAACACGAGAACTATTGGTTTTGATTTTTATGGAGCTTTAAAATACAACCTTTACATGGATGGTACTACAGATGCCGATAAGATGCATATTAGGAAAGGTACTACAAATGTAGCTACTTTTGATACATCAGGAAAAGTTGGAATCGGCACAAGTTCTCCTTCAGTTTTAATTGAGGGTAAGACAAGTACAGCTAATTCAGCATACTTAAGATTAGGCACGAGCAATGCAGGTTCGTCACATACTATTGGTCACGATATAGCTGGTTTAGAATTTTATAGTGGAGATGGTTCAGGAGCAGGTTCAGGTGTAAAGGGAAGTATTAGATACAAATATGGAAGCTCATCAGGTGCTACTACATATATGTCTTTTCATACTGCTGGTGTATCTAGTGGTAACGATACAGAACGCATGAGAATAGACTCATCAGGTAATCTGTTAGTGGGAACTACTGATACAACTTTGCTTAACAATACATCAGGTGGTGGTTTTTCTGTTAGCTCAAATGGGTTCACACAAATAGCTAAACAAGGTGTTGATAATGCTGACCCAGTTTTAATTCTTAACCAAACTGGTGTAGAGGGAGAAATACTTAGGTTCTATAAAGATGGTGGAATAGTTGGAAGTATTGGTACTGTTTCAAGTGGCAAGTTAATGATGGGTGTGGGGGGCAGCTCTGGCACAAACCTTATATTTGCAGATGCATTTGATGAAATATATCCTAGCCAAAACGGGGTTACGACTTTAGGAGACCCTGGTGCTAAATTCAAAAACCTCTACCTATCATCAAAAACAATATATCAAGCCTCTGGTGGTAATCAACATTCTATTGGCGTTGATGCTAATGATTTGATTATTAGGTCTGAAACAGCGGGAAGCGAGACCGCTAGGTTTACTTATGGTGGTAACGTTGGAATTGGGACAAGTTCGCCAAGTGAAAAGCTCCATGTTCTTGGTAACACTAAAATAACTGGCACTATAACTGTTGGTGCAAGTCATACTATTGGTGATGTAAGTTCTGTTGATGACAACTTCCTTATTGCATCAGCAGATAATAAAGACTTAACTATTAAAGCAGGGGTTGATTCTAGCACCCTAAGACTAAAAACAACCAATACAGCACTAACCATTAATCCTGAAGGCTTGGTAACAATAGAAGAAGAAACAACGATCAATGATGATCTTACTATTAATGCAACCACACCAAGTCTTAATCTTGTTGATACTAATAACAACTCAGATTATGCGGTAAATAATGCAAATGGTGTATTCCAAATATTTGATAAAACCAATGATGTAAGCAGGTTAAGCGTTACATCCGCAGGTCTTGTTGGAATTGGTACAGCTACAATAAGACAAAGATTACATCAACATGTGACTGATTCAGGTGCAAACTATCATGCATTTACTAATTCAACAACAGGCACAGGTGCAGCAGATGGTTTAGTTGTTGGTATAAGTGCAAGTGAAGATGGATTAATTTGGAATCACGAAAACGAAAACATACTTTTTGGTACTAACAACGCTGAACGCATGAGAATAGACTCATCAGGACGTGTTGGAATCGGTACAAGTTCGCCTGATTCAAAACTTGATGTAAGTCATGGTTCAAGTGGCGAAATAGCTAGATTTACATCACCTAATGCCACAAGCTCTTACATTACTATTGGTAGAGATAGTTCAACTACAGAAGGTTTTACTGCTGGATATAATTCAAGTAATGGGGATTGTACCCTAACAGCTATATCTGCAACACATCCTATTATATTTAAACAATCTACATCAGAACGCATGAGACTGGATTCATCAGGAAATCTGTTGGTGGGTAAGACTGCTGCAGATATTGGTACAGTAGGGCATCAATTCCTATCTGATGGTCAGGGTGACTATGCAGCTCATACTTCTAATGGAACTAGAGCATTACTTTTAAATAGAAAAACTAGCGATGGTACTTTATTAGAACTAAGAAAAGATAATGCGGTTGGCGGAGTTATAGGAATACAAGAACCGCAAGATAACGCAGAGGAGCTTTATATTGCTAATGGTACTGGGACTAGCAGTGTCGGTCTAGCTTTTTGGGATTACATAAATACCGCAAGAATAGCACCCTGTAGTGGTGCTGGAGCGTATAGAGACAACGCTATAGACCTTGGTTACTCAGGTGCAAGGTTTGATGACATCTATGCAACTAACGGAACTATACAAACTTCTGATGAAAACGAAAAGCAAGACATACAAGCATTAACAGATGCAGAGCAAAAAGTTGCTACAGCATGTAAAGGTTTAATAAGAAGATTTAGATGGAAAGATGCAGTAGCAGAAAAAGGGGATGATGCTAGATTACACTTCGGAGTTATAGCCCAAGACTTACAAGATGCATTTACAGCAGAAGGCCTTGATGCAGGTGACTATGGTATGTTTATATCACAGACCTGGGAAGATGATGACGGAGTAGAGCAAACTAGGCTCGGAGTAAGGTATAATGAACTCCTAGCTTTCATAATAACAACTTTATAGGAGAACAAGATGGCAAATACATACGAATGGGACTGTAAAACAGTAGACGTGTACCCAGAATACGAGGATCACACAGACACAGTTTATAACGTCCACTGGAGACTTAACGCAACAAGCAGTGAAACACACGAAGTAGATGGTCAAGAAGTACCATATACAGCTAGTGTTTATGGCACTCAATCATTATCATTAGAAGATGTCGGTACAGACTTTAAACCTTTTGACGAATTAACTAATGAAATAGTTACTGGTTGGGTTGAAGGTAATATGGGTGAAGAGGAAGTAGCTAATTTAAAAACTTCTTTAGACTCTAAGATTACTGAAGAGATAACACCTACTACTGAAACAAAAACTATAGGCGAGTAAAATATTATGGCTGATACTTATACAACTAACTTACAACTAAGAAAACCAGAGGTAGGGAGTTCTACTAATACTTGGGGTACTAAACTTAACGTAGACCTAGACCAGGTAGATGCAGTCTTCTCGGCAAATGGAGCAGGAACAAGTGTTGGCCTACATATAGGAACTGGTAAAAATTTAAAAGTACATGGTACATTAACAGCAAGTGCTGATGTGTTTTTAAATGGAAATGGAACACAAAACGCATTAAAGTTTGTAGATGAAAATGGTTTCTCGGTTGGACTAAAAGCACCAGCAGATTTAAACGATACAAACATAACATTGGTTTTACCCGACACGTTAAACACATCTGGTAGTAGTGGCCCAGCTTTAATTGCTACAAACATAACTAACAATGTCGCAACTTTACAGTTCGGCACACCAACAGTTGCGGTAGATAGTTACTTTGCATCATCTGGATTATCAAACAAAGACCTAGGAGTTGGCTTACACATTAAAACTGGTGATAGCGGAGCTTCATCTGTTTTAACTAGTGCTGATGAATTAGTTATAGAGGGTAGTGCTAATTCAGGAATGACAATATTATCTGGTGCATCTAATACTGGTATGATTAGATTTGGTGACTCAGGTAACTCTAACATTGGTGGTATTACTTATAGTCATACTGATAATAAAATGAACTTCATTACTAGTGGTACTGGTAGGATGACTATCAATAGTGATGGAGATGTGTTGCTAGGAGCTAATTCTCAACAAATATCTTCTGAAGTTTTAAATATAACATCCACATCAGATTGTGCATTTTTTAAAACAACTGCTGGAGGAGAAGAAGCCTTAACTGTTTGGAGATCATCAGCTAATGGTACTTTTATTAGTTTCTTAAAAACAGATGGCAATGCATGTGGTTCAATTAATAATTCCAGCAATGGAAGCGTAACTACTTATGCCACTTCATCTGATTACAGATTAAAAGAAAATGAAGCACCTATGTCAAATGGCATTAATAGATTGAAACAATTAAAGCCATACACATTTAATTTTATAGATAATCCAGATAATACCCTTGATGGGTTCTTTGCACATGAAGTACAAGAAGTAGTGCCAGAAGCAGTAGTGGGTGAAAAAGATGGAGAAGAAATGCAGGGCATAGACCAAGCAAAACTTGTTCCTCTCTTGGTCGCAGCAGTTCAAGAATTAACAACAAGATTAGAAGCATTGGAGAATTAAATGCCATTAATACAAGTGACTCCTCCACCTGGCATTGTCACTAACGGTACTGATTATGCCAACAAAGGAAGATGGACAGATGGTGACTTAGTACGTTTTGAAAACGGATATCTAAGACCAATCGGTGGATGGACAAAACTCAACACATCAGCTCTTACTGGTACTCCTACTGGTATGTTCTCCTACATAACCAATGGTGGTAAAAAAGTATTAGTAGTTGGAACAAGAAAAACAATTAATGTTTTAATAGATGATACTTGGTATAACATCACGCCATCAGGTTTTGTTACAGACGCATCCTTTGATCCTTTAGGATATGGTGCATATCACTATGACGTTGAAGACTATGGTGATGCACGTTCACAATCTGGTTTATTATTTAACACTAACTCTTTTTCTTTTGACAACTTTGGCGAGATATTACTTTTTTGTTGTCCATCAGACGGAAGAATATTTCAATGGAATCCAAACACGCCTAGCACAATAGCAACACCCGTTTCAGGTGCGCCAACTAACTGTGCTGGTGTATTAGTTACTAACGAAAGACATGTTGTAGCTTTAGGCGCAGGTGGCGATCCTAGAAAGATACAATGGTCATCAAGAGAAACACTAACAACATGGACTGCAGCATCAACCAATACTGCTGGTGATTTACAAATACCTACAGGTGGTAGAGTGCTAAGTGCAGTTAAATGGCAAACAGACGTTATTATCTTTACTGATACTGGCGTAGCTAGATTGTATTACACGGGTTCTCCTTTTATCTATGGCATACAAGACGCTGGTACTAACTGTAAAGCAATCAGTCCGAGAACAGTTATAGCTGCTGATTCATTCTTATGCTGGATGGGTGAAAACTCATTCTTTGTATTTGATGGAGCAGTTAAAGAAATAAAATGCGAAGTGCATGATTTTGTTTATAACAATATAAATAATCCATATAGAAAAACATCATGTGGTGGTCACAACTCTAACTTTAATGAGATGTGGTTTTTCTTTCCCGTTGGCACAGACCAATTAACACCAAACAAATATGTTATCTGGAACTACATAGAGAACGTATGGAGTATTGGCTCAATGGATAGAGGATGTTGGTTAGACCAAGGCGTATTAGACTTTCCAACAGCATGTGATAACGCTGGTTTTGTTTACGAACACGACAGCACAACATTAACTAACTCAGAGAACTTAGGTTCAGCAGTACCCTACGCAACGTCAGGGCCTATTGAGATAGGCGTTGGTGATAACTATGTACAATGCAATCAGATTATTCCAGACGAAGAAGCAAACACTTTACCTGGAGTTGTATTAAGTTTTACAGGCAGATTTACACCACTTGGTGCAGAGACAGATTTTGGTAGCTTTACTTTTGAAACTGATGGCTACACAGACGCAAGATTTACAGCAAGACAAGTTAAGATGAAAGTAACAGGCGACACAGACCAGTTATTTAAAGTTGGTAATATACGACTAGATGTTAAAAAAAGAGGTCGTAGGTAATGGCACGAAAGGCATTAAGAAGACCAGGGCCAGTATTAGATGCAGATTATCAAAACTATCTGATTTCTGAAATAGAGTACAGAGACGGGTTAGCATTTAAGAAAGGTGAAAGAATAGAGGTTAGTGGTGTAGATGCTACTGAACTCGTATTAGTGAGTCCAAATGGAACAAAATATAAACTTAGTATCGCAGACAACGGAACAATCTCCGCCACAG